TTATTGTACTTATACGATACCCAAGAAGCCTGCTGCACCACCAAGAACACCAGTTGCAGTAGAAGGAGCATACCAGCAATCCAAGACGAAAAGCTCCCAGTCGAGTTGACCTACTTCGGACCCATAAGTGAGATCGGGTTGGCGTTGGATATTCGCAAAAGAAGCAATAGTTGGCCCTTGAGAACCTTCAAGCAAAATAGGGAACCATACAAGACCTGTAGCATCTGCTTGTTTTTGCCAAGCACTCAAATAATCATTAAATCCAGAGGCATTCTGAAGGCTTAGTGTAAGTACACCAGAGCGGTCACGAGAAAGGGCGGCAGAAGCCTCCCCATCAGTGCCAGTCATAGTCATGATATTATCACTATTACGGCTTACAGTAATCTTAGTATCTGGTGCAAAGCCATATGCACGGACACCACCCAAGTAAAGCTTGACGTTCTTAGGGTCATATGCTTGCAAGGAAAGTAGTTGTGTAGACATTATTTATTTTCTCCTGTTCAGCAATTAAGCAGTAATACGGTCAAGTTCAACAAATGCACGGATCTTGATGAAATGCAGGCTGTTGTTATAAACAACTTCAATGCGGCAATTATCAAGGAAACGGGCTGCAAGGTCGTTAGTTGGGATTTGGTTACGTGGTGGGATCACAATAATTGGACTGTAATCTACAGTGCCATCTGAGCTGAAACCATCTAGAATACCACCATTACGAATTGCGGGATTAATTGGGTCATTCAGCCAAATACTGCGCAATACAGGAAGATCTTGGTCAGACATCTTCATGCTTTGTCCCAAGTTGCTACGGCGATAGAGATAACCGAATGTACTCTCACTAAGCTTTGCAGCGAACCAATGACTAAACCGAATAGTATCAAAATATTGACCTGATGCTACTTTACCTTCCCAAATAACGTTTTGACCTTTAACAGTACGATAAATGTTACCATTCTTAGTCCATACTGCTTCACGGTCAGTGACAGAGGTATTGTAAACTTTAATGGATGGCATAGTTTTAAGGTGCAAAGAATCACCAAAGCTGGGGTCAATAGAGGCACATGCACCAACAATACCGCCTTCACTCCAATCTTCATCTGCATCTGGATGATAGAAGCCAATGGAGGTATCATAAGCTAGAGCTTTTAGTTCAGAAAGAATATCAGTGGTCAATGCAGGATTCTTAGTATCAACATCTGAAATGCTATAGATATGCATACGTTTAGGGTCTGCACTGGCAGCATATGCAGCAGCAGCTTTGATATCAGCATCTGTATGGCTTTCAGTTGACAAGAAATACCAATTACTATCAACTGCGTTAATCAGAGGCAGACCAACAGCAACAGATTCAGAGCTGGTGTTACTAATCACATACTGACCTTCCATAGAGTAGCCAATGCTGACAACCTCAGAGGCCGTAGGAGCAACAGTTACTACGTTAGTGCTAGCAGCAGCGGTTACCAGAGTACCAATATCGGTGTCTGCCTCAATAGCAGCAGCGACAGCAGTAGCAGCTTGAGCAGGGGTGGATGCGGCGGACAACGAAGTTGTAGAGATTGATTTAACAAAAGAACTGGTATTGGTTTTAACAGTAATATTTAGTGTCAAAATACCAGAATAAGATGCTTGATTGTAAGTAACAGTTGTGCCAGTATATGCAAGTCGGCCAACTTTAACTACATCAGGGCGGAACTTACCAGCAAAGACATTTTCTGCAAAGCGGTGAACTGGACTACCAACAGCAAAGCCAGCAGAGACAATACTATCTAGGTCACTATAAGCTTGTACACGTCCTGTAAAAACGTTGGTTGGTGTGATGAAAACGGGAGTATCAAAACCTAGTTGTTCAATCTGTGATGTCCCTGGGCTGACTGATACATCGACTGCTGTATCTTTGTAACTCATTGATTTTTCTCCAATGTTGTTAGTTTATGTAATATTAATTCTTCTATCTTAGACATGTTAAAAGGTTGTGTTGTCTCTGTATACCCATCTGGAAAATCCTTTTTAATAACAACACCCAACTCTATACCAGACTGTTTAATACTCTTTTCCAATTGCTTAGGTATATTTCCATCTTCAAAATATGCACACCATATAAGGTTATGTTTATACTTAGTAACCCTTATTTGGTCACTTAACCGGTCAGGAACACTTCTATTTGTTATCCCAAACTTAATAAAACTACCATTTACATTTGTCCACTCCACTACATAGATTGATCCGGGCCGGTCTGGTCTATATCCAGTTTCAGCACACAGTGGACACCTTGTACCTCCTTTAACGAAGTTGTCGTAAGTAGCTAGCTGTACTCCATGTTTCGGGCACATATATTCGAATTTTGAATTCTGATTGTTATAACCAGAAGGAAACGACATCATTGTATACCCATGGGCATCACATATTGCCGAACAATTTTTAAATGCTACGTTTTCTGGAGTCTTCCTGTTAATGGCGTGTATTCTGTATTTACATTTGGGGCAGCCACTTAATTTGTGAATAACGTCATTACTGTTGGCATCCCACAGATACCCACACTCTAAACATTCAAGTTTTACTTTTGTTTTATGTCCATGATGTTCTTCAGAAAAGCTGTGTACTTTGAATCTTCCTGATATAGCCCTCTTTATAATTATAAGGTGTTGCCAAGTTTCCCACTTAATAGTAGAACAGCCGCAAGGCTTTCTTCCTCTTTTTAAATCAGCTTTTGTACTTATAAAATGTCCATCAGGAAACAACTCGGTATCTTTTGAGCACTCAGTACATGTAACCTTATATACCTTATTGTACCCTCTCCTTCCGGCAATACCAATAACTTCTAACTTACCATCATCACTCTTCCAACCTACAAAAGGATCTTCTTCGTTAATAGAGATGTGGCCTCCCTGATAGTTTATGTTTGAACAATAACTTCGCTATCGATTGTATCTGCTGAATCTTTTATTCCAAGAAGAACTCTAATTCTTTCTAAATCTTCAAATGCTCCATAATCTCCATCAACAAACAATACATTAAAGACAACAACAAAACGTGCTCTGTCTTCGAAAGTTTGATAATCAATTGGTACTCGTTGTTTCTGAGCATCTGTGCAAGAAGCAAAAGCAAATCTTGGATCTTTAAAATAATCTGTATTAATCCAAGGAAGATGAAGAGAGTGTTTTATTTTGGAAGCGTCATTTAATGTATCGCCTTTGCAAACAGTAATGATGAAGTTAACTTGACTATTCCAACTTTGCCTTACAAACCCATTATTATCCAACTCTTCGTTGGAGTGCCAGTTAGGATCTGCAATAACCGATTGTTCAATCATTACATAATCGTCTGTTTGTTTAGGGATTACAGACTCACCTACCAATATTAATTTTCTATTTGTTACTGTCTTAATAAAGAAACCTAACTTATTAGTAAGGTCTTGAATTAATGTTTCATCATGCACTAAGACTCCTTACTCAAAAGCACTTGGTTCTAAGATAACTAAATATTGATAACGTGATACACCAGTATATGGGAAACTAAGAGCACGTAATACAGTAAACCATAATTGTCTACCTGTAACACTATTCAGTTGTACTTGATCGCTCATAATCCCTGTACCATCAATGCCAACAACCAAAAGGTCTGATGTCCACAAATAATATGATTCGTAACTCTTTAACCCAGCTTCAGATAATTGACTTTCAAACTTCTTAACAGCATCGCCAGTCAAAGGTTGAACTGAGCACTTATTAATTGTTTTACTTGTAAAAGTTATTGTGTTATTATCATTCTCAAAAGGACTGTCGGGGTTTTTTACCGAGGATCTTGAACGTGCATTCAATGTAACTTGAGGCAAAAGTGTGTTAGACCCAATTAATGAATAACTCATTAGAATCTACCTCCTTTGCTAAAATTATACTCCGCATTCTGAGTAACTTTATATTTGCAGGAGTCACGAAGATCTGAGAAATGATACATTGCATCATCAAACCCTTTTACAGCAGCCCAAGCAGGACTAACCTTTGGGTTAGAGAAAGTACCTGCATCAATAGTAAATTGAATAGCCTCAACGTACTTCTGACCTACAACCTTCAATGCAGTTTCTGGCATCTTTCCTGCAACCACAATACTTCTATAAACATTCTTAATTAATCTGGGAAGTTCATACTTGAAAGATAAAGAGCTTGTTAACATCACATTACGTTGAGGAAGGTTCCCGTAGCCAAATTCATGGATGTTCATCAGTTGTGCTGTTGTCATTCCAGAATAATGCGGATCATCATAGAAACCAGCTTCAACTTGTGTTTTGACTAATTGCTGTAGCCTTTTCTCAAACCTTCGTAAACCTGACATATCCATTTTAGTTGTAGCTTTCATTTTAATCATAAAATATAACTCCAAGCTACATAAGGTTAGTCTTCATAAACAAAAGGATTTTTAGGGTTTCGATATCGTGATGTATAGTCAACAACACCATCAACACTATAAGCACCTTTACTGTTTGGATCTTTACGCACTTCTTCAAACTTATCTTTGCGGACACCACCAATAATGATGAGGTTATCAAAACCACCAAGGCTTGGGTCAATGAAGTCTGGGTTTTCTGTGATATATTGCAGCAAATCTTTCCAAGCTTGCAATTGTGATCCACCAGTAACAGATATTTGTTCTTGTCCTCTCTTTTCAGTGCGTCCTGTCCATACATTACCAGAACTAACTGTCTTGGAGATTAGATATTGAAGACATGAGACTGTGGTGTTCCAAAGGACAAGAGGTTCATTCTCAGGTTTATTGTCTACATC